TTGTAGTTCACTAACTTGCTCAAAATACCCTTTATTTGCAGCTTCCTCTTGAGATACTGCTTGATCAGTAAATCCTAAACTTGACATTATTTTCTCCTATATAGTATTTTAATTATCCCCCACGTGCGTTTAAGCGAGGCCGTATCATTAATCCCTATGAGAATGCCCATTCCGCAAGAGCACTGGCACCAACTTGAATAAATGGTTGTGCTACTTGTGCAATAAAGCCACCTACTTGTGATGACCGTTCTCTATCAGCTTGAAATTCTGCTAATTCTCTTGTATTAGCAGCATTAACTTGTGCTAATTGTATAGAAGCAATACGATCTAATTCACTTTCTCCAGATGTCCAAGCAAACTCAAGCATATCTCTATATTCTTGCCAGAGATTATCGTATGCTTCATTACTAAGCTCAAGCAAATTCTGTGCGTTAAACTGATTCTGAAAATTTGTAGCTGCTGTATCTGCAGTTGCAATCTCTCTACGCCACACCGCATTACTCTGTCCAATAGCTAATTGATTACGAGCATTAAATTGATCCCGTTGATTGGAAAGCTCTGAGTTAAACCTTTGTAAAGCATTTACTTCACCAGTGTTAAACTGATTCATTGCATTAGCTTGTGCAGTATTTTGTTGCCCTATACCGGCAATAAGGTTTGCAAAAAATTGATCTGTTTGTTGTTGACTTGTAGCATTAAATTGTCTAGCTGCATTTTCTGCTGCTGCATCTGTCAACAAACTTTGTACTTGCTGCTGTGCATTTATTACTGCAGCCTGTTGATTATTATTTAAATTTCCTACATCCAATTGTAAAAAGCTTTGTGCATTTTGTACAGCAGCTTGTTGTCTATTGTTCAAATTAGAAATATCTAAGTTAGCCAATGCCCCTGCATTTGCCATTACAAGAGCTTGTTGATTACTTAAATTTGTTAAATCTACTGTCTGTGTTAGCTTTGAATTTTCCAAAGCAATCTGTTGCTCTGCAGTAAAGTTTCTATTTGCAATATCTGATACAGTAGCTGCATTTCTTACACGAGTTTGAAAGGCTTGGTCAAATTCTTGATTTAAAAACTGCGCTCTATATTGACCTGTCAACATTGCTGTCTGTTGTCTGTTTGTTAAATTCTGTGCTTCAAAAGAAGCTATTGTCCTAGCATCTGCTTGTGCTATAGGAAGGGCAGCTTCAAGAGAAGCCTGAACAATTGCTTGTGCTGTCATGCTACTTGCACCCAAGCCTCTTGCTTCAAGTTTCTGTGTAGCTGCACGTACTGCACCAGCAGCCCAAAACGGTACTTCTCCTTGTACAAATTGTTCAGACAGTATTGCAAGCTGTCCTTGTACAGTAGCTGCTGTACTTGGATTAGCTTGAGAAGCTACTAAAGCAGGTTCTACAAAAGCGGCTGCTTCAACAGCCTGTTGTGCAGGACCAGAAATTTGTTCTGTAGCTTGTAGTGCTCTGTCAGCAGGAGCTTGAATTTGCGCAGCCTGTGCTTGTTGAGCAGCCTGTAAATTAGCTACTTGTGTTTGAGCCTGTTGAGCAGCTTCTACGGTTTGTGTAGGAGCACCTATTTGTGCTGCCTGTATAGCAGCTTGTTGTACAGCAGGTGAAGCTGCTGCTGCCGCTACTTCAGCAGCTTCTGTAGGTGTAGGTACTGCAGTTTGTCCTATAGGAACTTGAGCAGCTTGATCAATGGTTAAATCTGCAGTTACCTGTCCTGTAGTTGCACCAATATTTTGTGCTTGTTCAAAGGGAGTTAAAGCAGCTTGAAATTGTGTACCATAAGGAAGGGCAGGAGTTGAAACCCTTTGTCCACTAATTTCACGAAGTGAAGGGTTATTTAATGTTTGTGCACCGTACCCCCCAGTTGTAGAAGGAATGGTAGGGTTAGCACTCTTATTAAATGCTTTAGTAGCTTCAACCATTGACGCATCACCTACGATTAAAGGTAGTGGAACTAAATTCTGTGGTTGGGGTGCAGCAGGAGAGGCGACGGCAGGGGGTTGGGCTGCTTGCTGTTGCTGAAATGTATCAAAAGCAGCCTGTGCATCAGCTTGATTCGTATACAGTAGATTATTAAATAGCCAACGAGGTCCACCCGCTGTGAGTTCATACGTAATGGCGGCGTCCTCCTTGGCATCACCTACGACTAAAGGTAGTGGCTCTACATTTTGTGGTGGTGCAGGGGCAGGAGCGGGGGGTCGGTAATTAGGGGAAAGATGGTACATCGGATGTCCCGGCTGGTTATATGCCCCACTTGTCATCCAATTAGGACCACCACCCCCTCCTGCCCCTGCTCCTCCGCCATCAAAACTTGGGATACCAAATTTGGTAATTTGTCCTGAAGGATCATTCGGAGGTACACCTCCACCTTTTTCTCTAAGCAGTAGAGCTTCCTCATCCGAAATATAAGCTAAACTCTCACCTTCATAAGTTCTAGGGACTGTAGTTACCCCATCAACTTTTTTTTGCCCCTCTTGTCCCTGTTGATACATGTCCGAGTTCTGCTGGGCAAAATACTGTCGTGCTACATCTTGATTTTGTTCTAGGTATTTAGGAAAATCTGCCATTTCCCCCTGAAAACCATACTGTTTTGCTTTTTGCTTTAGCATGTCTTGACTATACCCTACCATATTAGTTATTCCTTTATTCTACGTCCTGTTTATCATTAGCTTCATCAGAACTTTGAATTTCCTTTACTTTTTTTTCAAGTTCTTTAGTTACAGCCATATAACTAGCAAGCTTATTAAGTGCTTCGTTTCTTTGTTCTATTAATACAGCAATATAAGTTTGTGTATTTATTTCTTGTTCAGACATAATGTGTTTTCCTTAGTATGTGTTCTCCAAGTGCTTTTTATTCTCTAGCTTCTTCTTCCTCTTCTTGTTCTGGCTCATCCCCTAAGATTTTTACGCCATAACCAGCGTCCCTTAGAAAAATACGAATTTCCGATATTGGCCTAGACCAAGCCATGTGTGTAATTACATTTCCCCAACCATAAGCAGATACCATACTAGGAACACCAATTAATTCATATTCCCTACGAGGACTATATACATATAAAGCACCTCCTGAGTTTCCGAAAATTATAGGTGCACTTGCTAAATACAGGTCATTACCATGTGTATCTTTTCCATAACCAGATAGTAATCCCATTGTCGGAAAAGGGGGCTTACCTAACCCTGCTCCAACAGCGTAGACTGTTTGAAAAATCCAAGGACCGTCATCTTTATCTTCTGGATATATTTTAGCTACATGAGGCATCTGGCGTTCTGTATCTTCTACCTGTAGCAAAGCCAAATCCCTACTTTTGTCGTAAGCTACAATATTAGCAATCCTACCAATAGTTCCTACCGCTATACTAAAATTATTGTATTCCCACAAATCAATGTTTACAGGCCGTCTATTCTCTGTCTCTATGTGTTCTTTTTTCTCAGAGTTCCAAACTTTGTTCAATTGTACATAGTTTTGAACTACATGCCAATTGGTTAAAACATAACTTTCATAATCAAATTCTTCATTTTGTTCAGAATAGATAACCGTCCCAGACCCTGACCCATTACCTAACCTTACAAGAACAGTAGGGTACAACATTTCAAGGTGTTCTTGTTCAGGAACAACCCCACTTTTTTTAGGGTTAGCAAAGCTTTGGCTTGCTACACACATAGAAATAACTAGTACCATAGATACAATAAATTTATTCATATTTTTGCCTTTCAATTGGTTCTCCAAGCGAGGGTATTATTATGTAGGCCAACCAGTTTAATGCAGCAACTTTTTATAACCCTTGTTTTAAATATTTAATACTTATCCAGAATATAGAACACAAGCTACAAGACGTTCGCCTGTTTCATCATCCTCCGTTATTTTCCAGTACGTCCCGACCATCACGATCAAGATAATTTGCGTGTGCCTTTATGAGTGCGGCCAATTCATCCTCGTCAACGGGGATGCTCGTTACAGAATCATCGGCCTTCAGAATGGGCATTCCAGCCGCAATCATCCTTGCTCGACACTGCTCAGATTTGTGGGTTACGACCCAATCCAGCCTCCGCTGAATGTCTGCTTCGATCTCCGAACTTGGGAGATCGTGTTCGAGTGCCCGAAGTTGGGCGTCAGTTACAGTCACAGTATATGTAGCCATTGTTTAATTCCTTTCTTATCCGACTAAGAAGCCGCTAAATGTGTTCAGCTTCGCGGCTCCGATGTTGAGATCCCAGACGTTGGAACCCTCGCCCTCGCCGAAAACTTTGACGACTGCCGTATCGCTGGCATCCATGTCGCAACACCAAGACCCTGATTGGCCTGCATTGTTGCCGGTGTTTCCATCGATGCGACCCATCGATGAATAGTCACGATTGCTTGTTACCAAATCGATAGAGATGTTGGTT